TTTGTGCAGTTTGTTGTGCGTACAGTATCATTAGCAACCGCGAGGCCACCGATGAATTTAATGTTTGTGCTGTTCATGATTTCCAGGACGGTAAGGCCGCCGTCCATCTTTCTTGCAAAAACATTATTTACAAAAGAAAATCCATTTGTAACTCCATTTATATAAAGACATACGTCATTATGATTACTTGTATTTCCTGTAGCAACTCCATGACCACCATTAGACGTCTGTGTTATATACATTCCATAAGCATTGTTAACCATAGAATTATTATCAATCCTACAGTTTCCTGCACTTACAGTAAGGGCATAGTAGTTTGTTCCAAAAACACATCCTGTTACATTATTGTATTCTGCTCTTGGCCCAAAATCAAGCCCTGTATATGAGCTATCAAAAGTGCTGTTATGAACCATATTGCTTTTTCCTGCATTTGCAACATATGCTGCACAGCAATATGCATTGTTTAGCATCCTTACTCCACAACCTTTAAAGTTTGTGAATCTTGAATCTCTTATTGATATATTTTGAGCGCTATCGGTAAGGATTCCTATCTGGTTTGACGTCGCTCCTATTGATGGAGGGAGTGTTGTATATGTTCCTTTGAGAACAATATTCTCAAATGAGCACTGGTTTCCACCAAGAGAAATAGAACATTTGAATATTGTAGTATCTGAAGTTGTTTTTATTACACTGTTTCCTCCATCTCCAAGTATAGAAACACCGTCTTTCATTTGTATTGTTGAGTTTATCTTCCATAGTCCAGCTCTGAAGTATATATTTTTATAACCTGAATTTATAGCAGATTGAACAATAGAAGATACATCAGATACACCTGTTATATCTCCTCCATGAACATATACATCAAACCAGTCGGGAGTTTGCTTGAATGATTGAGCAATTTTGAAGAATCCTTTGGGTTTATAGTAAACCCAAACAGAACTATCTGATGAGTTTACAAAAATTTGAGCAGAAGAATCTCTTGTACTCAAATTTAATCCAGGCTTTTCTGGAATATGCTGTGCGCTATCTGGCTTACTTCTTAAGAAGTGAGTTCCATATCCAGTAGGGCTGACTGGGAGATATATTCCTTGTCCAAGGCAAGTGATTCCGCAAAAGATAAGTGCAAGCGCAAAAATTGATTTTTTCATGTTAGATTAGTATATATTTGTTATTAAAATAGTGATCTGGAGCAGTTTCTGTTCCTCCGTTTATTGTTATCGGAATTGTTACAGTTCCGCTTCCTCCAGGAGGTCCATCTGTGAATCCTTTTGTAGATCCGCTTGATGTATGCTGAACAAGCGGAGCTGTTATTGTTGTTGTTTGCTGCTTTATTGAACCTTCGATAAAATCTCCAGCTTTTTTACCAGCTTTATTTGCTCTCATAAACATATTCCTTCTATCTGGAAAATGGAACTTTCCTGCGTTTCCTGGGTCTGAAGAATTTGCTCTTGAAAAATAATACTTATTATTTCCAAGGCTCCAATTATCAAAGTCAACTACTTGGGCAGCTGGAAGATTAAGTACATATTCTTCATATATCCTTGCAAACTGAGTTATAGTTTTTATTGAGCCATCTAGGAGCTGCATACATATTACATCACTTTGAATATCGTCATTTTCTACAGATGTTCCAACTGTTTTGAAATTACCTTCAAAGTATTTTACTCTCCACTCATTAGTGTCATCATCTCTTTTGAATCTGTATATTTGTATTCTTTCGTTACTCATCATGAATATGTTTCCCCTCAAGAAAACAATATCCTCTGCTCCACCCTGCAATATTCTTGCACATTGGAAGTTGTTTCCTATTGCTGGGGACATTTCAAGCGAAAGCACTCTTCCTTGAGGAACTGTTGTTATGTCTGGAAGAATAAGTTCTATATAAGAGCTTATTGGTTCTATTATAATGTTATTGCCAAAATCAGAAACTACAAGAGTTTCATCATCTGTTACTACCCTTGATGTAAAATCGTTTATTGTAGGAACACTTCCTCCAGCTGTGGATACTATAGGATTAAAATGTATATTGTATATCATTCCAGCTGGAAGTGTATCTCCTGGCTGTATCCAATTCATTTCTCCTGTTGTTGAATTCCATGTATAGTCAAGATCAACTGCAAGTATTCCTCTTTGAGTCAATTCAGATGGAACTATCTGCCATCCTATGTAGTTTGGCTTAAATAATCCAGACCCTGGAGATGTTTCAGTTCCATCAAAAATTACAGTTTGAAGACCTGCATCGAATCCTGGAGTTTCTCCAACTTTTATTTGCTCGTCATCTCTTGAAAGAAGCCCATCAATATTTGATGGCACAACAGAGAATAAAGCAAGGTTATTTATAGGATCTCCGCTTCCATTTATTTCATCTAACGAAAATCCATAGTTATTTCTTGGAAGCCCTGGAAAATGCCATATTCTTGCAGGGTGTCCAGCTGTATTGTCTATTTGACTTGCAACAAGAGCCGCTGGGTCTGATTCTAAAAATACAGACGCTCTTATCCTGTTAGCTATCAACGGATACGCTTTTGAATAGGCATCTAACACTACTGTTGACATTTCTTTAAGATTTTTTTTGTTAACCGATTATTTTTGTGTCAAAATATCGAAAATTTCGTTGTTTCACGGGGTTTTGCGCCCGTTTCACGGGGTTTTGTTTTGGTTTTGATTAATGATACCAAAACAAAAAACAACGAATAAAACGCACTAAAATCAATCTTCGCTGATATTGATTAAAGAATGGGCAGGAAGACCTATTGCAGACGCATCTACAACAACAACAACACCTGTAACATCTGCTCCAGGAACACCTGGGAATACTTTTCCTCTAGAATTATCTTGCAATGTAAGCGTTACATCGTAGTAATTCATAGGATGACCATTAACATTTTCAGATGGCTGCATTTTTTCCCCTTCTTCAAGAGTGTATTTTACTCCTTCTATAGAGCAATTATTATTTGATATTGCATTTGCTATCTTTATAGCAATATAGTCTGGTATTCCATATGCAGTTCCAAATCTAACTCCCCTTTTCTTTGAAATATTAGAATAGACTGTTTTTGTATCACCGCTCTCTTCTTTAGCAACAACAGCATCTATTACAGGCTGTATTTTTTTAACAAGACCCTCTACTCTTATTATAGTCCTAAATCCTGTAGAATAAAACGCTCCTGGCCTGTTAGTGTCGTTGTAAGAATTTAAAAGCAGTGTATTATGCCATTTAATTCTTGTTTCTATTCTTTCAGATATATAAACAATAGTATCTCCAACATAAGCCACAAAGAAATATTGTTCCGGAGGATAATTTCCTAAATTTATATGAGCTTCCAAAACTATTTCTGGAAGAGGTATTGGAGATGGAGCTACTGGGTCATAATTGAAAGTATCAATAAGCATAGCGTCTCTGCACCTGTACATTTTAAGTGTCATAGACGATATGCCGTTTGTTATTATTTGATCTGTGATAATCTCTGTTGTTTGAAACTTCTGTATATAAGTAGGATTTAACAGATATTCAGCATTTCTGTTCATAAACCAGTCTTCATATATCGACTTAAAGTTGTATTGTCCAGGCTGAGTAAAATCATACTCTACCATGTGAAGACTGTTTGAGTCGTCGTGATATATAGAATTTTCCATGAGATTAACTGTTAGTCCGTTTTTATATAGATTTAAAAGAGTTGAATAAGATGTTAGCGGGCTTATTAAAAGCTTCCATTCTTGAATATCATCAACTATACTTTTAAGCTTCATGCTTCCTATTGGAAGGAAGTAAACATACTTTCCTTTAAATACACCCCTTACAGTTCCTCCATTATTAAAGTTATAAAGAGTTTTTGCAAATGTGTGTTTAGCTATTACTTTCAAATGAGCTTCTTCTAGTATAGCTATAGGAGCCCCAAGAGAATTGGCTTGAACATCAGCTCTTTCTGAAATAACTTCAGACCCTAACACAGTTCTTAAATTTGCATTTTTATCAGCAGTTTCAAATCTTATTGTTGCATTTCTTTGCTTATTCATTATAGCCGAAAGCATAGACTTGTGATTCAACAGCATTCTTTTCGGAGATAATCTTGTATTTATAACTGTGTTATCTGGAACTCCTGTTATTGAATCATACGCAGGTCTGTTTAGTTTATATCCTGTAACATTTACATACACTGTATTGTTTATAAGTGAAGTAGATACTACATTAAGGCCATTTCTTATAGGAACCATTGTTACAGTAATTCCCCCTCCGTCTACATATGAAGTGTCAACAGTTTGAAAACTCCAGTTTCCATTAGCATCAGATATTACTGTACCTATATTTGAGTAAGAGACATAATTTAGCCAAAGCGTAACAAGTGTTCCAGGTGTAGCTACACCTTCTATTAAAGGCTTATTATTTGTTATAGGAAATCCATCTAATTCAGATCCTATATATGTTATAAGCGGATACTTTACACTTGAGTTTACATTAATAGATATTGATACTCCACCTCCTATATCTATAATGTGATTTCCATTAGAAAGCGGAGTTGTTATTTTAAAATCCCATTTACAAGAATTGTCTGTTATAGCGGTACCTATAAATACTCCATCTATAGATATATTTACATTAGTCCCTGCATCAGCAACGCCTCTTAACATAGGCTTATTGTTGTATAAATAGTCTCCAGCCCTTGGATATGTTATACCAAATGGAGATGATACTGTTGTATCTATTATAAGCTGTATTGTATATACAGCTGCAAGCATATTTGTGTTTGTTGCATTTATAACAGATATTCCGTCTGAAACACCTGCTTCATAAGATGGAAGAGCTGTATCTATTTCATAAATCCAGTTTCCATTAGCGTCTACAGTTGTTCCTCCATCTAAAACATCGAATATATAGATATTTACATTGGTTCCAGGTATTCCAACTCCTTTTAAAGTTGGCTTATTAAAGTGAACTATATCTCCATCAAGTGGAGATTTTATTATTGGAGCAAGCGGAGCATTATTGACTGTAAAATTTTCAAACGTCTCTACATTTGCCGTTGCTGTTGCTATTTCATCTGTAATATCTACAACAAAAACTTCTTTATCACCACTATTATCTCTTGTAGACAATCCACGATAGTCTAACATTAAAAATATAGCTCCATATCCATCGGTTCTATATTTTGTTACCCAGCTTATTTTTCCTTTAACATTTGAAAATTGAAGAGAAAAAGAATTTTCTGAGTTGAATTCAAGCCTTCCGCTTTGATGCCTGTAATCTTTTCTTGGAGACCCTACAACAACTTCATTTCCCATATAATCAGATGCTGGAGATGTTTCCATCTCTATTATTTCTCCAATATCAATAAAGTTTTCGTCTCCTTTTTTATAAACTTCATCAGCTAGCTCCATAAATAAGCTTCCGTTAACAACTCTTAATGCCATAAAGAACAATGCACTAAAAGTTTCAAAAAAAGATCTGAACGATGTATATATCTTAGAGTCTTTTATCCCTCTTATAGAGTCGCCTGGAAGTAATATTGTTTTATTGTTAACCTCAAAGAAAGTGGATTCGATCGAATATCTTTCTATTGTAGCTTTTTTTACTATTTCTTTCAGAAGATGCAATGGTCTTAACCCGTAGCATATTGTAGGCTCAGCTTTTGTAACAGTTGATATAAATACGCTAGTCACTATTGGAGTTATAGTAAAATGCCTTGCAGCGTTATCATTTAGATCGGCAAGAAAGAAAAACTTTTCTCCAGGCGCAAGATTTACAGTAAAGTCAAAATCGAATTTATATGTGAATCCAGGTATAAGGCCAGATGTAGGATGATAAAAAACGTCTAACCTTTGTCCTGTAGATGATAAAAAGTATATTAAAAGACCTCCTGATGGAAGCGTTAATGTACTCCAGTTGAACCAGAACTGTCCACGTATTCTTACGTTATTTATTTGATAAAAAGTAGAAAGGAAATAATTGCTTGAGTCTCTTACATATGTAATGTAGTTGCTTGTCTCATCACTTGTTTGACTTTTTACTATAAGACCAGAGCTATCTCCATCTTCCATAACTAATACAAACGGAATTGCATGAGTATTATTTCCAGTAAGTTGAACTATTGGAGCCTGTACAGTTTGAAATGTATATCTGTTTTCTAAAGTAAAATTATCAAAAAGAACCTTTATAGCGTTTGGATTGTTTTCAGAGCAATCTATAGCATATTCAACGTCATCATTCTGAGAAAGAACTCCCCATGCAGAATCGTCTATAACAGAAACGGTAAATGTTGCTAATCTTTCATCTCTTTTCTTTGACTGGAAATCAAACTTTCCATTGTATGAAAGCTTATATATTCCATCTTCACTATCAAATTCAAATATAGCAAAATAAAGATTCTCATTTACTCCTTTTCCAATTATATACTTACTGTTAAGTATAGCCGCTCCATCAAAAGTAAACTCAAGTGGATAGTTTATAGACCTATTCATTGAGAAATATCTTTTGTTTGTTGCAAACTCAACTGGAGACTCTAAAAGATTTTTTGGATTGTGTCTTAATGGTTTTATTTCAGCATTATGCTTTATAACCCAGCTTCCATCATGAGACTGACTTGCACGATAAAAATGCTTATTTTCATCGTAGATAAAACAATATATTCTTTTCTGATTCCTATTCATTATCTTCCAAGTATATCTCTTTTTCTGATTTCAAAATTCATGTCAACAACTATAGTTGGCTTATAAATATTTTTTATATCTCTATTGCTTTTCTTTATTTGATTTGCAAGATACATTGTCTGACTCCAACTATCGTCTTTTTTGTCATACCCAAAATCCATAGAATTTCCATCAAGCGGTATTACTTGAGTTCCAACAGGAAGGTATGATATAGTCTCTTTTGTGGCTATAAATGGATTCTTTCCAGGTATCCTTATTTCTTCTGGGCCAGATTCTGCATATCTTGCAAAACCACCTGGATGTGACAATATACCATCTGCATAAGACGGTATGTTTGTTGCCATAGCAACAGCCAATGATATTGCTCCAAGTGCAGCTGTCTCTATTTCAAGAGGTATATTTGGAGCAGCTTTCATAACAGCAAGTAGTGTCGCTATTGCTATTTGAGCTATTGATAATTCTTTATCAAGAACAGCTTGGTCGTGCTTCATCATTCTCATTTCTCTGTCCGATTGTTTATCAAACTCGAGTTTTTGTTGAGATAGTTGTATTGATAAAGCTTGCTTATCTTTTTCAGCTAAAGATGATTTTTCAATAGCGCTTAATTCTAGATCTTTTTGCTCATCAACTACAGACTTTCTTTCTTCGGCCTTTTTTATCCTTTCTTCGTATAAAGAGTCTTCTTGATTTTTAACTATTTCATATATAGCTTTTTCTGCTTTTTCAATAATATTCCAATTAAGTTTTCTTCTTTTTGCAGAATCCCCTTCAGCGTCAGCTATTCCAGCAGCCCTTGCTTTAGCTCTAGCAAGAGTGTCATCGGCCAACTTATTTTCTTTATCAGCCAATTCTTTCTTGCTATCAATAATAGCTTTATCAAGAGCTTTCTGTATTCCAAGAGCTTTATTTGCATTTAGCTGGGCTTTCTGCAAATTTCCATCACCTGATTTTTGTGTATAATCAAGGTATATAGACATAGTTTCTACATCGTCATCAGCTTTCTTCTTTTTACCTATACTTTCAGACAAAAACTGCTTTAGCTTTGCTATGTCACTGTTGTCGTCTTTTATTAGCTCATCGAATCCAGAAAGAGTGTATTTAAGGTTTATTCTTTTTAACTCTTTCTTATATCTTTCAAATCTTATTTGTTTTTTCTCAAACGCATCGTTAAGCTGATTAAGTTCATTGGCATAGAATATAGCATTCTCTCTTTGATTTGTGTTATTTGTCTCTTTTATCAAAGACATTTGATTATGCAAAGATGTATATACTATATTATAAACCTGCGCTTCTGCATCAGCTTGTATGTTTGCTTTCTGAGTTGCCCTGTTTGAGTCAAGCTCTTCAAGTTCCTTTGGAGTAAGCCCATGCTTTTCTCTGTCTTTTGCATATTCAAGATCTTGAAGAGTTTGCTTTTTTGAAATATATATAGAATAAGCCTTAAGTCTGTCCTCAAGAGATTGGGTTTCGTCCTTGTAAATCCTTTCATTTCTTATTGCGTCTTCTTCTACAGCGTTTTTATTTATTTCTGTTGAAGCTTTTATATACCTTTGCCTGTAAGTCTCTCTTATATTATACTGTTCTTCTTCTTTCTTTTGAAGAGCTGACCTATCGTCATCCCTCTTTTTGTTTTTAGCTATAGCTTTATCAGATGCAGAAGATGATATATTATCATCTACATTGTCAAAGTTTACCTTATTAAGCTTTAGCTTTTGTTGATATATAGCCTCTACAGCATTTAATTTATCTTTTTCAGTAGATATATCTTTATTAAGAATAATTTCCTGTGTAGATATTTCAAGCGCTATATTTTCTTTGGCTATTTCTGTTTTTCTCCTTCTTTCCTCATCTTCAAGATATTTTTTATATTCAGATTGCTTCCTATTCAGGTCTGACTCTGATTCATAATAATCTTTAGATAAAGAATATAAAAATTTATACTTTTCTTTTTCTGACTCATATTCAGCCGCTTTTGCCTCACGAAGCTTATCAATTTGCTTTTTATCTACCTTAACTCCATTAAATACACCTGAGTTTCCAGCTTTATTAGTCAAAAAATCTAAATCTCTTTGAAGTACACCAAGCTTCGACTCGCTCTGATTCATCATAGAGTTAACCATAGATATATCAGGCATCTTTATATTAAATCCTCTTTGAGAAAGGCCTTTTGCATCTTCCATAAACATTTCTCCTGGAAGATTAAATATATTTGCAAGATTGTTTTTAGCTTCTTTAAATCTTGTTTTTGCAACTTCAACAGATTTTGGCATAAGCACATCTTTGCTTAAGCCTCTATCTGACATTACATCTAACGATCTCTGTTGAGAAAGTGATGAGAATGTGTTTATAAGTTCATTATATTGAGACTGGCTTTTTATAAGCTCTGAATATATGCCTATCCTTTCTTTTAAAGATGCATTTTGATCTTTTGTTATTTTAAGATCAATATCTGATTGCTTATTAAATCCAACAAGAGCATCATATGCTTTTCCTATAGCTTCAAATGCTAAATTGAATATTCCTGCTAGACCTATTCCTGGAAGTATATAAGCTAATGTTCTTAAGTTTGACAACATTCCAGTAAGAGTCTTTCCAAAAGCCATTGCTGCAGACTGTGAAGTTGTAAAAGATGCTGCTGTTCTTGATATTGATGCATTTGAAGCGTTTATTGCAGCTGCAGCTCTTTGATTTTGTATAGCGGCATTTTGAACAGCAACAGATGCTAATGATTGTTGTGATGCACTTTGTCCTGCAGATGCAGCTTCAAGTTCGTTTGCAACTGTTAATTGATATGCTGAAGCGGTAGCTTGTTTTTCTGCAAAAACCCTTACAGTTAATGCAGATGCAAGTGCTTTTTGCTGAGCAACTTCAACTTCATTTTGCCTTATCTTTTTATTTGAGGAATTTGCATCTGCAAGCCTGGCTTGAGCTAGTTTAAGCTCAGCTTGATGTTGAGTTAATGAACTTTGGGCTGTCTTTGTTTTTGACGCAGCTAACCTTGTTTCAGATTCAGCTTCTTTAAGCTTTAAAGATATACTTTCATAGCTTGATTGGTTAGCTTTACTTGATGCCTGAGCATTTGAGTTTAATGCTTGAGTATTTGAGTTTACGGACTGTGTGTATAAATTCTGAGAAGAAGCTATTGATGAAAGCTTTGAATTTATTTGATCTATTAACGATGAAGTTTGCTGTATAGATGTATTGAACTTGGTAAGCCCATCTCCCATTACTGGATTGAATATCTTTCCATCGTATTTAGAAAGATCATTAAATATAGATATAAACTCTCTTAACTCTTGTTTCTTCTTAGAGTCAAAAGTAGATATATCTAAACCTAATGATAATATATCTTGTTCTCCAGACATTTTTATTGAGAGTTTTTATCTTCCAGCTGTTTCTTTATTATCAAAGCTAGCTCTAGAACTGTTGTTTCGCTAGTTTTTATTTCATAGTTCATTTTCTTTAAAGATATTATCATTGATAAGAACTTGAACATATTTTCTTGCAGCTTTTCATCACTTTCATCTTCATCATCTTTATTTTTGCTACTATTTCTTTTTCTGAATTCATCAAGCTCCTTCATCTCGTTCTCAAGAAGAGATTTGTTTTTGTCCTCTCTAGATTCTATTTTATTAATCTGCTTTTCAAAATCTTCTATATCGTTATTCCATGTAAGACGATGACCATATCTGTCATACATATTATCAAAGTCTCTTGTAAATGGAATACCAAAATGAGATATGAACTTTCTCTGAAGGTTTATAAAAAGTATAACATAATTTATCCTTTGCTGTAAATAATATATATGAGACTGCTTTTCAAAATCTTCTGATAAGAAAAGTCCAGATATATCCATATACTCAGAATACACTATTACAAAATCTTCTTTTGTCATTGACGAATAGTCTTTTTTAAACCATGCGTCTTTAAATTGATCTATAGTGTATTTTTCAGATACCATTTAGTTTTTTCTTAAACCTTCTTTTTAATTCAGGTATTAATATCTCTTTAGAAAATTCTTCTAAATGATATTTATTCAGCTTCATTATCCTATCTCCACTTCTTTTCAATATGTCTTCAAAATAAGGTACAGAGCTTTCTGTTTTAAAATACCTTCCTTTTGCAGTTGTAACCAATGTAGAATAAAAAAATCCTGTCTTATAGTTTGTTATCCATTCTGTTTGCTTACCAAGTCCAACTCCATGCCTTTCTTTGTCAAATATAGTTGCATCAGAATAGTGATCTCTTCCAAATATAGTAACATTTTTTCCTTCAAAATCCTTTCCTTCTTGCAGTTGAAGTCTTAAAAGTCCACTGATATAATCACCATTTTTATTTATTATATCTATTATCTCTTGCTCTATATCAAAAGCATCAATAGCCTCTATTTTCTTAAATAAGTTATTTAAAGGCATATAGACTTGTTTTCAGCTCAAAACCCCGCCTCATAATAAGAGCGGGGCTTTGAAGCTGTAACGCTTTATTCAAGCTCATCTTCGAGAGCATCGAGTCGGCCAGGTCTTCCGATGTAAGATCATCAGGGCTTTTTTCCTTAAGGAATTTCAGCCTTTGGGCTTTCTTTTCTTTTTCTTCATCGACAGCCGGCTGTTCTTCTTTTCCTCCTGTCAATTTTTCAAAAAGCTCAATTTCGGCTTTTGCCCTTGCGTCTTTATCCAGGTGGCTGAAGATAAATAACGCTTTGATGTCTTCGATAGTCTTTACTCCAACTACCCTTGAGTCATCTCTGTTGATTGTAACTCCTGCTACCTGGAGTTTTACTTTTTCTGACATTGTAAAAAAATTTAAGATTAACAATTAATTGCACCTTAAAAACCCGCTCCGTTTCCAGATGCAGGTCTTTAAGATTATGTGATTTTTTTTAGACTGTTATGTCTATGTAATCTACGCTTCCGTCGTATCCTTCGATTCCGTTTGAAAGCCATACAGAAGGAGAGGACCCTGTTATCCTGTACGTTTCAGTAGAGGTAAAGGTTCCGGTAAGTTCGATATGTCCAGAAACGATAGCTGATGAAGCGATAGACTGAACTACGCCTGTTGATTTCAGAGTAACAATAAAGTTGTCTGTATCATTAAGCGCTGTTCCGTTTGATGCAACCAGGTCTTTTTCTGAACATTTGGTTTTTACACCGATCTTCAACTTTGTAGTTGTGGCTGCAGCTGCCTTTGTTATAACAGCGTCTATCAGTCCGGTCATTGATAAAAGAGCAAAAGCTCCTTTGAATATGATTCCATTCTGAACCAGCTCTACAGGAGAGTAGCTGTACGAAAACCTGTTTTTGTACGGAGTTGACTTAAAGTCAGCTATAACAGGAGCTGGAGCATACATGAAGTCTGTAATGAGCGGGCTGTACGTTCCGTTTGCATTTTTCCTTGCAAGCATCTGGCCCTGCTGATCTATTTCCACTATGTCATATCCGCTGTTAAGGAAACTTTGTAATGCTTCTGCGTAGCAAAGCCCTCCTGATGTAGTTCCAAATGTCCTGTTATACATTCCGTATCTCAGGAATACTTTTAATCCATCGTCCAGCTCTACGATCTGATCCTGGGCTGTGTCGTTTTGTATTTCCCTTATAGGCGCCTTCTGTCCGAAGAGTGGAAATGCCTTTTTCTGATGAATGAGGTCTGTGAGCCACGCTACAGGATCTGAAAGATCTGAGTCGTCAAACTCGAGTCCCCTTTGCATTGCTATCAGCATTGCTGTAGCAACCATTGCTGTATCGCACTGCTTTCCTGTATTTTTGGGAGTGGATATGATATTACAAGCTCTGATTATTGCTGTACTCATTTTTAACAAGATTTAATTTGTGGATAAAAAATTACTTTTAAGTTTAGTATCTCTATTATGTCAACATAGTCGTTTATACCTTCGCCAATAGTTTTTCTTCCTACCAGATCACGAGATGTGAACTCATATGAATCTGGGTCACCTTGACTAGTGTATTGAGACCATGCAAGCTTTTCAATGAATTGCCTTACACATGGACGGAGAATTGTTTTTATAATTCCAGAAGGCTCATATTTATCTAAAACCTTTTCTTCACCTGTATTTGTCTTTGTAAGGTTAGCGAATATAATCTTCGGAAATACAACTTCCAGAAAACCTAAACTACTTTTTTCTGAAAATGGCATTGATACTGCAAAAAGAGGATACTTTAATGCGCTTAGTGCAGCTGCATCGAGTGACAATAAGTTTTCAAGAATTTGATTATTAGTTCCTGGATTGAAATTGATAGTCAAGTAAGAAACTGGATTAGTTACAGGATAAGCCTGAACTTGCATCTTTTCAGATACATCTTTTAAGACATCCAATATAAAAACTTCTTCGACTGGCATTAGAAACTAAATATTGCGTTAATTTTTCTTGAAATTCTCCTTGTTTCGAGAAATTGATGGTAAGTGAACTCTGGATATGACCTGCTTCCGTCTGGATTTTTTTTAAGCCACAAGAAAGATGTCATTGAATAAACTTCGTCCGAGAAAAAGTTCCAGGCTTTTTCCATCTTGTATGCAGGAGAAACTGCATTTCCTGAATCTTGTTTTGTTATTGTTGTGCCTGTTCCTGTTGTCGTAGAACTTGAAGCCTCAAGGATATAAAAGTACACATAATTTGCTATAAGGCTTATACTTGTATCATGTATTAAGCCACTCCATTTTTGAGTATTTCCGCATCCGTCTGTGTACTCAGCTCCATCTAATAAATCAGTCATTCTTTGAGATGACTCGTTGCTAAACGCTTTGAAAAGAGGGTACCCAAATATACTCAAAAGGCATTTAGGCTCAAACTTTGCTATAAAAGCGTTTATCTTATCTATTTCTGCTTGATGATGAGTGTTTGGCAAAACAAGATCACCTACAAAAAATGTCTGATTTATTAAATAGGATGGCATCGCTGGTGCTTTTAGTCTGTTTGTAATTTAGCGGCAGCTGTGGCTGTAACTGTTGTTGCTCCACCAACCCTTATTCGCCAATCCCTGGCAGGATTTGTTTTATTCCAGTACAGGGTCTGTGTTGCAACGTTTGAAACTGTAAGAGTATCACCTGCGTCAGATTTGTAGTTTTCCGTAGATGATATCCTGTATTCCAGGATTGCTGTTCCGCCGGCAGTGTTTGCTGATCTCGCATACGTCATTCCTATCAATACCCTGGAATATCCCTTGGTTAATGAAATGGTCATCGTATCAATGGATGAGTTGGAGATCGCTCCGCTTGGATTTGACTTTGTCTGATTAAAGCTTACCTGAGCTTTAGATTCAGACAAAAATACAAACAAAGCGGAAAAAATAAGAATCGCTATCTTTTTCATACTTTTTTGTTTTTTTTATTTTTTTAGAAATTGTGAATGAAGGATACTGGATTTTATTTTTTTATGGCTATTAAGCCTGCCTGATGGCTGAGATAACGTTATCAAACGTATCGTAAACAAAGGCGCCGGTGTAAATGGAGTTGAAGAACTGGTGGAGCCTCATTTCGCCTACTGCTGTAACGAGGTTCTTTGTGAAGTCATCATTTTCCCATCCCCAGGTAACGGTGAAGTCTTTGTATATCAATATCCTGTAGTATTTCATGAATCCAGCCTGAAGATATCCAGTAGGAACATTGTTATCTTCGATAATCTTGGCTCCGGCTATGATCTGGCCGTTTTGAGATGCAAATGGCGGTAGAAGGTAAACGCCTGAATCTGAAGCCTTAGACAGGTCCATATTTGCAGCGTCAATGCTGTTTACAAAGAACGTTATCTCTCCTGACAGTTTTCCTGATCTCAGCTGTCCAATAACAGCCCTTACAGCATCTATCATATTCGGGTTAACGGTTTTGATAGTTGTTGTTGTGTAGGTTGTTGAAAGCTGCTGTATTCCAGTTGGCTGTGTGTTTGAACCTACTGAGTTCATCAGCTTTTCATTCACTTTAACCATAACCAGCTCACGGAGCTCCTGTTCAATGAAAGTTGTCATTCCGTCAATGTCCTGCAGGATTTCAGTTCCGGCTTTTGCGCTGTCAGCGATTTTCTTTGCGATACTTGTTTCAGCAACGAGCTCGAAAGATGTTCCTGGTTTTGCAACGCCTGGCCCAATAAATGCAGCGGCTCCCTGTTCGTTTGATTTGTTTACCCACACATACGTAGGAGAGCCTGTCCTTCCTTTTGTAAGGAAATCCCAGAATGTATTAGGATACCTGAGGAATCCGTTTACACCAGGCTCGACTTCTACCTTTCCGATGTATGGAGAGCTGCCAGAATTAACTGTTGAAACAAGCATTGGGCTGGCAACTGCACGTATTTCCAGTGCCGGTGGCGTTATTTTTTCTCCTGCATGAATCTTCTGGATTATATCCTTATTCTTTTCCATCCATGAAGCCACCTGGCTGCGAACGTCCATAGCTTTTACACCCTGATCTGCTTTCTGTTGAAGTTCCTGGACTTTTATTCCCATATCAACGAGCTTTGCCATAACCCCTGTTTTTTCATCTGCCATTTCACGAAGCTGCAGTATTGGTATTCCACCTTTTCCGTCTTCTCCTGGCAGGAAATCTTTAAGGTTTGTTAATATTTTGTCGAGATCTTCTTTTTTAGCTCTTCCTTCCATCTGTTTTTCAACGATGCCCTTGATCTCTTTGAGCAGCTCTTTTTTTTCTTCAGAATCGTCGCCTTCAGATTTATAAGACGCCGAAGCTTGACGTGAAGAAGCAGGGAACCTTCTGCTTACCATTTTCGGAGCATGGTTAACCACTCGCACATTAGCGAGATTTAAGATTGGCCTTTTCATTTTGTTTCTTCTTTTAAGTTTGTAATTAGATATTTATAATCTATTCCACCATGCTTCGGCTTGTCGTCCAGTGAACTTCTCTCTTGATAATTCGGCTGGTTCAGTTTAGCAAGTGATATGTGGCGGTCAATAAGATTTCTCATTTCAAGTTGCTTATCCCTTGGCATACATTTAAGCAACTGCTCTGTCTCTTCTGAAAGAAACTCGTCTTCAAAAACATTGGTAATAGAATTTCTTACAGCGAATGTTCCTGATTGAGCTCCAAAAACAACTGGAGAAAGCTCATAAAGATAACATTCGTTCATCTCGATAACTTCCTTTTTTTCATTCCATACCATAGAGTCCCAAACGTAGTTGAATCCGTAAGATCCTCCATTTATTGTTCCAGATCTCATCTGTATAACAGCCTCATCACAATGCTGCACACCTTCATCTGGTATAAACTCAGCATAAAGGCCTATTTCATCCTCTTTTATAAGATCTGGTACACAAAGTGGTTTACTTTGATTGTGAGCATAAAGAACAGTTATTTTTTGAGCCGCAGAGCTTTTAGGCCCCCTTTCCTTTATAGATTTCTTGAAACAACCTTTCATAGGGACTGTTCCATAGTCATCTTTTTCTCCCCAAACGGCAAAGTACCTCTTCATTAATCTTGGGTTATCGCTTTCTTGAGATGAAGAGGCTCTTATCTGTGGAGGCTGGATAACAGGAGTTGATTTATGTATTGGAGTAGAACCAACCTTACTTCTTAGCTCCAGTATCTTTGGATGAAGAGTCATTTCCTTTTTTATTTTTAGTTTTTGAATTATTGTCTGACGAAGGATACAATTTAAGATACTCGTGATAATATATATCCATTCCTGGAACTGTATCTCTTTTCTTTGCAGTTTGCCACTGATTCCATGTTATCATGTTTGATAGCCACTCTACTTCAAGAGCGTCTGAAAGATATTTTTCAGCTTCACCAGACTTAACAATGTCTTCTTGAAGAACTGGCAAATGATTGAAGTTTTTATTTAAAACAACTTCCTCAAGTTGAAAGAACTCGTTAAATGTGTCCATATCCCTCAAAGAATATGGTATGACGTTGTTTTGATATAGAAATTTTTCTGAAGAGTTTCTGTTTTCATAAGTAGCGTTTTTTCCGCTCATAAGCTCGGCGGGATATGCAAACCTATCGCATATTCCATCTATACCGGCTCTTGCTACTTCTTTTGTCATCAAATCCCTTAAGTTAAAGCTCATTGCGTTCCACTTTATAGGCATTTTGCTGATAACATACTGTATCTGACCTATTGTAAGCCCGTACCTTGCAAGGTCTTTTTGAAGTTCATCTTTTGCTGTAGGATCTAATGGAGTGGCTCCAGCCATATCTTTTCCAGGGTCAAATGAAAAAACTCCTAAAGGTCCCTTCTTTTTAAGAATAACATTGTCAGCCTCCATAGATGCACATATGTTAGAAACAAAAAAGTCAAGACCCATTACTTTTGACATTGGAAGCCCAAGTCCATCTGTCTTTCCAATAAAACTATCCTTAAAAAGTATAATATCTTTTGAAGGTATAGTATAATTTTCTCCCATTATATTCAAGCTCCAATCTTTTATAAGACTTTTGCTTGTATAAATACTGAATTCTGGGTCTCTGTTAGGTGTAATCATTACTGGATTTATGTTAATAAGAGCCCTCGTATACGAGGTATCTATAACATCAGACCCTACAGCAAATGTTGGACAGTATCCAAATATTTTACAAAGAACTTTTCTTTCTCCATTAAACTCAGTCCATGTTTGCCAAGGATTTGGTTTTTTCAATAATCTGTAAATTCTTGAAAGTTTTGGATTTTTTTTATAGTTTTTTACAGGAACTTTTGTGTCTTCATCTACAAATCTTATAACCCCATTCGTATCGGCTTCTGCAAGCCTGTCGATAACAGCGGCAAGTGGAGAGCAATATAAATAGGCCCAAAACTGCATTGCTTTAGAGTCTAAACCTATCCATGAAGCGCTGTTTGTCTCTCCTCCTCCAATATCAAATATTTCTCCATTCAAGCCATTTGGAATGAAAGAATATTTTGAAAATATAGGATTTGCGCTAGCTCCTAAGGTTCCAAATATTGATTGTGAGCCTTGAAGGTTTACAACTGATCGATTTGCTAGCTCTCTCCTATATGTTGATATTAATTTGCCGCTCATTTGAGTTTATCTAAGAGATTTGCAATTTGCTTATTAGCTTCTTTTTGAGTATCTTCTTGTACCGCTGTCATTCCGGGCTCAAGTAGTTTTGTCAGAACAAGAAGATAATCTATATCTTGTTGTCTTTTAAGATACGCTTCGCTGTCTTTGTAGCTTTCTTTTTTGTTGCCAAACATATTTTCGGGATTTTGTTTCGCTTAAATTTGGTTTCTCAGATATTTGGTATATATGCCATATCTGCAAGCGTCCATCAGGTGATTATTTGTCTCAACTGGCATATTTGTTAGCTCTCCTGTATCTTTTCTAGTCTCCCATATATACATTCCTCTTTCTCTGTGAAGGTTTTTAGAACTGTATGGATACTTTACATCAAATGTGTTTATCAGCTCTATACCGGCATTTATACTTCCCTGACCTTTTCTTGCCAACAATGCCTGTATTCCTATATTTCTCAATAGCCTAACCATATCTGCATCATGTTCGCAGTAAAGTGGCATAATTTCTTTATAACCATTTGATATTAAGATCTGTTTTATTTCAAGCGGCTTTAATCCTGGTTGATATGCAAGCTCTTTTATGTAAAGTGTATTTGCTATCTTGCATATTTTAACTATAGCTGTTGGGTCGTTAGTGTAACCAAAATCTATGCTAAAAATCCAGTCGTTGTCTTTATTGTTTGGAAAATCAGACTCATCAATAACTTCCCAGTTTGGAAATATAACACCTGTAACATTTCCTGTCAAACCCCTTGCATAAACCTTCCAAAGTTCGTAGTTGCCTCTTATTACTTTTGGATTTCCTCTGTCGTCAAAAATTATCTTTCCTTCTTCATCCCTTTCAAAAACACAGATATTTTCTATTTCTCTGTGTTTTGCTTCAGAAAGAAATGGATTGTGCCTGTGATCTGAAAGATAAAATTTGGTCTCTCCATCATTTTCAAGCTTTTCATGAGCCCAAAACCTTATCGTTGGATTATAGTCAAGAACTGTTTGTTCGCTTCGTTGATCTAATTGCCAATAAGTCATGTAGTCAAACTTATTAGCCTCATTTATAAAAAGCCTTTTTCTTCTTGGGCCCCTTGCAGAAAATTCTGTGTCAAATATCTTAAACTCAATTATATGACCGCCCTTAAAAGTAAAGATATGATCTGTCTTGTGATACTTTTGTATTGCGTGCTTAAACTCCGGATAAACAAACATTTCAAAGTCTCTTAAAGCTCCGCCTTTTAAATGCGGAAAACTATGAGATGTAACTGTTGTGACGCCAGGGCCATCCTCTGCTGCAAGCGTTGCCAATGCCGGAAGAATACCGCACGTCTTTCCAGAACCTGTTCCACCTTGATGCCTTATTCTTCTGACACCGTATCTCAAATCCCTTAGTGTCTCTTGATATATTATCGAAGTCTTCATTTTCGGAGATGTTTTGGAGTAGGCGGCCCCGAGAACAGACAGGAGAGCCGAGGCGCCTATCCAAAACCCGAAGTCCAAATGTACTACATATATATGTATATACCAAAAAAAGTTATCCACACTGGTGGATAACTTTTTGTCATCATTTTTCTTAAAGCACAATAAGATTAACCAAGCTCAATATCAGTACTCATAGAATTTTTATTTCAAAATGCTGCGTAAAAAATTTGCGTTTCAGAAATAGCGAAGCCTCAAAAGAAAATGCCGGCTTTGTGTAATACTGGGATTTCAGAGCATTCTGTCATCCAAGACAATACTATTGTTAATATAGCTAAAAAAAAGCCAAAATCTTGAAGAACCTAAAAATTGGAATATCTTAGACATTTTATTTCAAAATTTGGTTGTGACTTGTTGGAGTACCGGATAGGCGCAAGTCTATTCACATTTTTTTCTGCGAATAGACTGCCTGCCAATATGGCAGTAAATTAGAATCTTCCTATATATGTACCGTTACCAGTAGCAAATAAGATGATAATTCCCAGTACTGTAGCTGCCAATATGGCAGTGCCTACTACATTAATAACTACTTGTTGTTTCATTTTGGTTAGATTTTATGATTATAAGAAACGTTTTGCACCACAAAACCCCATCCTTAATAGGTACGGGGCTAAGTGGTTAACAACCAGCCAATTAGGAAAGGCTATTGGCCTTTTTGTAGTTGTTGATAGCGTGCCAAACGGTAGAGCGCTTGAATCCGGCATCTTCGATTTCCCTGTGGGTTTTGCCGGCAAGGTACAGCTCGATAATGGCTGCTGTATTGGCTGCGGTTCCGGTTGTTGTTTCACCAGATGCAGATTCAGGCGCCTTTTTGGCGGGCCTTGAAGCGGCATATTTGGCCAACAGCTCGTTATCAACTGCCTCTTTGGAGGTATCGAAAGCGGCCTGCAGCTCTGCCACTTTGGCAGCATCAGGCGACTTTTTGGCCCGTTCGGCCAACAGGGCAGCGTAGGCGGCCAGCTGGTTGCTGTTCAGGGCCAGGCGCTGGTTCCTTTGCTCTTCGATCTTCGCATCATTCAATGCCTTCTGGATTGCCGTCTCTTCTGCTTTGATCTCGCCTTCAATCTTCCAAACGGCCAATTTGGCATCTTTGGTTTCGTGCGCAAAAGGATCTGTACAGTTGAGCATTTTCTGCCAGGCTTCCTGGTACGATACTTTCAGGGCATCCAGTTTGTCAGATTTCAACATCTGAACTACCTTTGTTTCGGTTTGCACTGCACCGCCTGCATTATCCTGTGCATCGGCGGTCATAAATTTGAGTATTTTCATTTGCTTAAAATTTGGGCCTGCAGGCTGTTTTGTTAATACCTGCTGGCGGTTAAAAAATTATGTGCTTCAAAGAACGATTTTTTGATTCAGGGACTAAGTCGCTTAGTTAGGCGAGGTTTGAACCGTTTGACAATACAAATATACAACACAATGTTACGGCAACCAAATTTAATTTGTTAAAATTTTGTTAATACAAACATATATTTTTAATCAATATCTGTTAACAACAACAAAAACCATGCCAAAGTGCTTATATTAGTATTTTCTACAATTTGCCCAAATTTCGATTATCTCAGTACGTCCTTATACATACGTCCAAACTTTGCCAACTGCCGTTAAATAGCATCCTATTGCGTCTGGCGAATTTCTGAAATAACCAAATTTTAGATGTTAAAATTTCGTTAATTCGTTTAGTGTTAACAATTTGTTTGCATACCTTTGTGGATAGTAAAAATACGATATTGTAAACACAGAACTATGTATATAACAGTACTATGCTAAACAAAATACAATGTATTGCAAAGTTATATATATTCGCAGGTACCTTGCGATACAAAGTACTATATGCATACATAAAACAAACAGCTACATTGAAAACTAAAAAACCATTTTTTAGCTATTGAAATTTTCAACTTTCTCTCCCAGCTGAATTAGTTTTTCAGAAGATAGTTTTTTCAAAACTTCACTTTCTGAATTTTCCAGTTTGTCATTTGAGTTTATAACCTCTACAACTATTCTGTTATTATTGTTTTCCTGGGGCGCTTCCATATTTAGAACTTTAGACACCATTATAGGATTATAAAGGTCTACTATTGCCCCTTCCAGGTTATTGGTATATATAACCATAAGGATCTGTTCCATTGCCAAATAGTATTCGCTATCTGGCTGGTACGTTTCTCTTATATCGTTTATATACCTCTCTGATATTCCACAGTGAAGACAAAGCCCCTTTATGCTATAAGGCCTCTTGTACTCAATATCTATTTTGCTTCCCTGTGTCTTTCCTGACTTTAATGTTTGCTTTGATTTTATAGGATTTTCGTCACACCACTTAAAGTACGCTTTCGCATCTGTTACAAGTTGCTCAACAGTTGGAGAAGAGTTCCTCTTTCCAAATCCAACTATCTCCCACTGCTGTTGGTCATTGATCTTATCCATTCTGAATAGTGTTTATGATATTCTTAAACTCATCCACCGATGAGAATACAAACCAAAGAATTCCACGGTCTGTAAGCTTTTCGCAGAAATCTTTTTGTTCATCTGATAACTTGTCATTTCCAACTTTAGCATCGAGATAAACAGGCTTTCCTTCGTATGTAATATAACAAAGGTCAAGAACTCCAGGAACAACCCCTTTTGCTTTGTTTTTATTTCCTTCTATTCTTGCGGCATGGCTTCTTAAATACTTTGGAACGTAGCTCAAAAGCCCTTCGCTTATATTATTATTTATAGCATACAGCATACCTCTTTCCTCTGGATGATTATTCCAGAACCATTGTGTTACTGCAGCTATTAATTGCTCGTGTGTCATACCTCAAAAGAATTGATGTTATGCGAAGTCTATTATTAGCGCCGACTTCATTAGGGCCCTCAGCCTTTCGGCTTTGGTTATAGTTACATTTTTAACAATTACTTCATAAAAGCCCTCGAATTGAGTATCTTTTATGTCGTACTTATAGTGGTTGAAGTCAAGGATATCTTTCATCTTCTTGATGATAAGGTTTTTAACCTTTAACTTGAGATCAAACGATTCTCTGAGTGTTAACTGTTTCATATAGTTGTTATTGAAATCTCCATATAGTGTACCTTGGCTCACTATCAACTACCCTTTTTTCCCAGGTAAATATCTTATGAGCTATCGGGCCACCAACAGAGTCTTTTTTGAACTTATAATTCCTGTACCTTCTTTCTCCTTTTTCAAGTATGTTGTCAATCTCATCAAACGCCTTCAAACACCTCAACACAAGCTCTCCTCGTGGTATCAGCTTCTTGTTTTCCTCATCCATAGCAAACCCGTACACAGCAAACGACTGCATTATCTCCGCATGATAGTAGATTTTGCGTGCTACCTCTACTACAGAGTCGGTATCGTACAATTTTGCGCTCATAGGCAAATATATGTTTTAGTGTTGATTCTACCAATAGTTGTGGATAAATTGTGGATAAATACATTGTAGTACCCTGTCAAAACTACGGTTAACGTATTGATTTTCAATGTATTACAACGTTATCCACACATTTGTAGTACCCATGTAGTACCCTGGGAATGTACCCGAAAACACCACGTAATGCGTTGAAAATCAACGTAATACATATTTTGTAGTATGTGTAGTACCCTAAATTTCCCATGTGGCGGTGTAATATATACATAAAAATACACTGCTTTCTTTAAGTATATCTAATAACACATATAGTACAGACTGCAGCGTTTTTTTTATCCCCATCCCTCGCGTATTATATGCAAAAGAGGGTACTACACCTACTACATTTTGTAACACATTGATAATCAATCGGTTATACGTAGTATGACAAATTGGCAAGGGTACTACAAATTGACAAATATATATATAAAACGTTGATTTTCAATGTGTTATCCGTAGTACCCTGGGGGTACTACATTGTTTTGTATTTTCAGAAATAATTGAAAACGTGACGATCTGTCATCTATCTGTGGTACCTGTCATCAGCTTCACCTTTGTCAGAATACAGATCAGCAAACTCCTGTACGCTTAAATCAAAGGCTTTTACAGCACTGCCATCTGTTTTTGACTTCTTGATAATGATAGACAGTATATTTCCAACAGGCTCCTCTGTAGTGTATTCAACTTCTGGAAACATACCATAAAGCGATTCGCTTGAGGATATATCAGCGAATAAGCAGTGTTGATTTTCCCTCAATTCAGCAGTTCCAACTTGCCTGCAATTAGCGCTTTCCAAAAGAACAGGAACGAGGTTAATTTTAGGCATTATTAGCAGCCAGTTCATCTCCTGCTCAATAATTACATTCTTGTAAGTGTGCATATTTATATTGTTTGAGTTATTAATATTGTTCTGCAGTTAATATAAAAGTCATCGCACCATGAGAATTGTTTATAAAAGTTCTTAAGCTTTGTTATTCTTCTGTATGTAACTGTTATCAGATCGTGTAATGGGTCTTGTCGCAAATACTTGCTGAAAAATATGTCATTAGGAGTTTCAAACCAATAATAATCCCGGCAAGAAAGTTCAAACTCTGCGATATTCAATTTAAACAAATC